GGGTCCCCCAGTCGTTTGTAACGAATGTGTCCTCCTCTGAGAATTCGTATCCGAATTGTATTGCCGCCCACTTGAAGTGGGAGACGTACTCATCGATTATCTCAACCGTTTTCGCGCCTATTATCTGTATACCGTCATCGCCGTTGCCATTGGCAACCACGATAATGGTATCGGATGTCTTATACTTCGCATATGTTACACATATGACGTGTATTAGACTAAGCGCGACTTTTGTGATAGGGTCACCCATCATTAAGCCGTTCTTTATAAGACCGACAAATTTTGGGCCTCCCTTACCAGAGATATATAATTCCTTTACAGAAGCCCAGGTATCTAAGATACAGTCTTTGACTTCACTTGGTATGCCGAGCCTATCTAGGATAGGTTCGATTACGAAGTGACCGGATTTGAAAGGTGGATAATCAGTAGCGCGTTTAAAATCGAATGAGAATATTCGGACTTGGTCCGAAAATAGCACGTCGTTTTGAACGTTTTCAGAATTAAAGAGTTCCATGAACTTATAACCCAATCTCCCTGCGGTGAGAGAGTTTTTAAGCTCAGGAAATACTTTAAGTACCTCTATTAAGTAGTGCTGATACGGTTGTAGGAAGAAATCTTTGAACGCCGAGCCGGCGGTCACAGTTCGACCTTTACCGTTTTCTCGAACACAAGCGAGTCTAACCCGCTTTGTATCGAGATCAGTCTGAAGTGAATACAATGAAAGTTCCATCACCGCATCCCCGAATGTCGTGGGCGGTGGTTCGGAGTCATAATCTATAATTTTAGGCGGGAGGGGTAAGGTCTCCTCAGCGACGAGTCGTCTGAGTAGCCCAAACTTTCCTCCTTTCGATTTACCGTTCTCCCAACAGCCACTGTTGGCACACGATATTCGAAAATGCCTCTCTTGATTAAATCTTAGGAAAGCCTCATCGGCGACCTTATGAACTACTTTAAGTAGGTCATCGGTCGGGTAAAACGGCGTCACTTGTGACACGTTTTCGATGAAGGACTTAATCGATTTATCTATGATAAACTGGTCCGCTAGACCACAGGCTCTTGTCTGTGTCAGGCATGATAGTCTAAACATTTTAGCCTTGCTATTAGTAAGCCTAATTTTGTTTAGAATAGTCACACACGGTACCAAGAAAGTAAATCTTCGAAACTTGTTCCCGATAATAACCTCGGTTTTATCGAAAACACTTTTCTTAATATATTTCCTTAGCTCTTTAAGTTCGACTAGGTATTTCCCATAGGAAAATACACAATTCGATATTACAGAGCTTATCATATTATCGAAGTACTTGTAGGGATTAGCGGGGTCAGAGACCTCGGGAAAACCTAAGAGTACCCCCGTGATTAATGCGTCTGCAGTATGGAGTATCTCCTTCAAAGCAAGGACACCTTTCTTTGTTTGGAGAAACTTCTTCTGCAAGTATTTTTGGATATTCGGTTTTAATCTCCGAAACCAGAAGGTCTGGTCTCGTAAGATTTCGATACGGGCTGATGGAGTGACAAACGCAAAGCGTTTGTCAGAAGTCCACCAGTTCTCCGCATCTCTTAAAACACGAATAGATTGAATTCCAGTTTGCGAATCACTATCCTCATAGGATAGTCTAAGCATACTGACGAGATCAGAGAAAGACCTCTCTCGAGAGGCCTTTTCTGATTTTGACAGTCTCGCTTTACCTTTCTGGGTCCCAGTTAAAGGGAGCAAGCAACTGCTAACAAAAAGTTCTGCCA